ATAAACTCATTTATCAAAAAGAAATTTAAATACGCTATCGAACAAGGTGGAGTTTTATCTTATAACATAAAGGTTTTATAAAATGGCAGGATTTGGAGGAAAAGCATCAAGACAGAGGCGTCCAGAATGGACTCTGCATGATATACGAAGTAGTAAATATGAGCGTAACGCTGAACACGATCTATTCGAGCAAACAATAGTTGAATTTACGGACATTGGTGGTATTGAGTGTGATTACTATATAAGAGATAGGTCTATTGTATTAGATACTCTTTATGGTGAATCAACCAATACACAATATCTCACCCCAAAAAGAACTAAGCTCGTTTACGAACCTACAGTCGAACCAACAATGACGAGAGGTTTTGGTATTCATACAGAGGAAGTAGTCCAGTATGCTCAAATTCCAAAATTCACATTTACAAGAGATGTAAGTGCAGGACATCATCCAGTACCGGGAGATGTTCTTGTAACATTATGGAATGATAGAGCTTATGAACTTGCAGATGTCGGTGAAGAAGAAAACATATTTCAACTAAAGAAAATGGTATGGGATTTTATATTGAGAGCTTACAGGTTCAGTGACCAATCTAAATCTTCCGTTGGAATGCAAGATAAAATGGGTACTGATATTCCATTTAGAGGATTCACACCACCAACAAATCCACCTATTGATCCAAAGGACAGTTCAACATTTACACAACCGTTGACAGCTGCCGGTGACAATGAGTGGTTAGAAGAAGAAAGTGAAAAAATTTATGACTATGATGAGGAAGGTGTAGACACTTCAATTTATGGATACTAAGAGGAGAATAATGGCAAACTTTGACAAAGCTTATAGTAAAACAATGTCTCACGAAGGTGGATATGTCCATGATCCAGACGACGCCGGTGGTGAAACATATAAAGGAATAGCAAGAGTATATAACGGTAAATGGTTTGGTTGGGAAATAATTGATGAATACAAAGGCGAACCAAACTTCCCAACTAATTTAAATCAAAGTACTAGATTACAAAATGAAGTAGAGGATTTTTATAAAAAGAAATATTGGGATGTCAACAAACTAGACGATGTTGATAGTCAAGATGTCGCAGAAGAAATGTTCGATACAGGTGTTAATATGGGAACGGGTAGAGCATCTAAATTCTTACAAGAATGTTTAAATTATTTAAATAGGAATGGTTCTCTATTTAATGACCTTGTAGTTGATGGAGCCATTGGCCCTGCATCATTAGGTGCATTAAAAACAATTTTAAATGGTGGTGATGAGAAAATTCTATTGACTATGTTGAATGTCTGTCAAGGTAGACACTATATGGAATACATGAGAAAATCACCAACACAAGAAAAATATGCAAGAGGATGGTTTAAGAGAGTGAAATTATGAAAATAAAAAAATATTTAAAAGAAACAAAACAATCAAAATATAGAAAACACCCAGGCGGATTCAAAAGACCAAGACCAACTAATTATGAATTTGATAAAAAAGAACAACAGAAATATATGATTGATTTATCTAATGCATCACAAGAAATAAGACAGGCAATAGATAAAAATAATGGGTACTATATGCCATCAGATAAAGCTTTTGATATGCTTATGAAAGCAAAAGAACTAATCAGAAAAGCAACAAATCAGGCTATGAAGGATGTAGTAGGATGAGCAGAGAACTTTACGAAAACATATATAAACAATATAAAAATTCAGTTTTAAGAATTAATGAAGAGGATATGGCCCGTTATAAATGCAAACCATGTGGGTGGGTTTACGATCCAAAAGATCACGGTAATAAGCCATTTTCAGAATGGTCAGGGCCTTGTCCTAAATGTGGAGCACCAAAAAGTGAATTTGTAAAAATAACAAATGAAGGTGAAGGCATGTCAGAAGAAAAAGAAGACATGCAAAAAGTTCATAATTCAATTATGGATTTTCTAAAAAACAATCCAAGTCCTCCAGATGAAGATATGCATGCTCTTGCTGATAAGATGGGCATTGATCCACATAAATTCGAAGGTCATGTATATATGATTCTTGGTTCCATTCTTGGTGCGGGTAGAGCAAAAGAAAAAGGATTTGAAGAAAAAGAAGCCGATTCAAAAGAACTTGAAATGGGAATAAAAGTTGAAATGGAACATACCACAGACCCCGCAATTTCAAAACGAATTGCTCTTGACCATCTCGCTGAAATACCAGATTACTATACAAGGCTTTTAAAGATGGAAAAAGAAGCCGGTATAGACGTAGAAGCTGAATTAGAATAAGAGGAAATTCAATAAAGAATGAAACAGTACTATTATTATGAAGTAATCAGAAAATTAATCATACAATTTTTGGATGCATTCAATGACATAAAAGTTAAACGGTATATGCCGGATGGTAGAACTGTTAGAGATTTGATAGCTGTTCCGATCAAACTTGCTGTAAAAGAAAAATTTTGGTATTGGTATAACGAAAGAAAAGATGATGAAATGTTACCAATGATTACAGCCTGGATGACAACTATTGATTATGCCACTGATAGACAAGTAAATAGTTTCTTTGAAATGTGTTCCAGTATTGATTATGATACTCTTACATATCAAAAATTCTTACATCCTGTTCCATATAACTTTACATTTACATTAAGCATTTGGTCACTTCATATGGTAGATGTCGATCAAATACTAGAACAAATTTTACCATTCTTTGCACCACACATTTATATAAAAATGAGAATTGATGAATTGAATGTTGAACATGATGTAAAAGTAGTATTTCAAAGTGCTACACCAGAAGTAAGCCTTGAAATGCCTGATGAAGAATATAGAGTAATAAATTATACATTAGATTTTCAAATACAAGCTTGGTTATTCAAACCAGTCGAAACAGGAAAATTAGTAGATGAGATATGTATAAATCTTAATACAGGTTCAACCGAAACATCAGCCTCTTCCGGTGGCACAATAACAATATGTGCTAGTGGTGATGGGGCCGATAAAATAATATATTGGGAAGGTGACCCAGGCGGATCAGATACGGAGTGTATTTACTAATGGGAATAGTTTGCGCAGAAAGTGGATTAGTTAATTTAGATAAGGCATCACCAACAAATTATCAATTGGTGTTTCCTCTTATACCAACAGAAGAAACTATATCAGCTATAAATCCACTAACATTAAACATTTTTAGTACAGTTTTGCCAGGCGTATCCTTTTCAGAAGAACCATTATCATGGCAAAGTAATCAAACAAAAAGAGCACAACCACCATTAATATACGATCAATGGATGATAAATTTTGTTGTTGATTCTCTATTTGAAAACTGGAAAATTCTTACCACTTGGATGCAATATATAAATGACAACAATGATAAAATAGCCGAATATCATAAAGAATATTCTGTAGATGCGTCACTAGTTATAACAGATAACTATAGAGAACCCATTTTGGCTGTTACATTCAAAAGTATCTGGCCTATTACTTTAGGAGAAGTAACATTGAGTCAAAGAGAAGGAGATGTACAAATAGAAAGCAGTGCAAACTTCATATACGACTATTTTGATATTCAAGAAGTTTAAAAACTACTATCTTATATAAATATAAATAATAAAAGTGAATAATAGGCTTGTCTGGTAAAAATCAGACATAAGGAGGAAGAATAAATGACACAATATTTAAGCCCACTTGTAGATGTCAATGAAATTGATTTAACTACTACTATTCCAGCTGTGGCAACCTCCATAGGTGTTTTAGTCATACGAGATTCTTGGCAAGGCCCAGAACTCAAAAGACAATTGGTGAATTCTGTTGATGAATTAATTGATGTTTTTGGAAGACCAGAAACTAATTCTTTTAAGGACATTCTAGCAGGAACAGGATTTTTGAGGTACGGAGTAAATTTATATTGCACAAGGGTGTTAGCACCAAGTGCAACATTTGCAGGCGTTTATGGAACGACTGCTTCTGCAGGAACAGTTACAGAATATACATCTGGTAACGCATATCAATTAAGTGATTTTTCATCAGAAGATTCAGATGAATTTGCTAATGAGAGCACTGTATTTGATGCAGGCAGACCTGATTTTGGTTCTGAATTTTCAATCATTGCCAAAGATAGAGGTAACTATGGGGATTACCTACAAATAGCATATATAGGTAGAACAACATATGATGCAATTAAAAAAGGAACAGGAACAGCAGTATCATTAGGAATTTCAACAACTCTATTTGATGATCTTCAACAACAAGTTGATACTGATTTTGATACCAACAATGAATTATTAATCGTTGTTAGAAAAGCAAATCAAGAAAATATCAACAAAAGTCCGGTTCCATATCAACTCGTTGAAAGTATGTTAGTATCAACAGACCCAAATGCAGTTGATGATGGTGGTCAAAATATATATGCGACAAACTATATAAATCAGTTTTCACAATATATTAGAATGGCTGTATCATCCACCTTTGAGAATAAAAATATGAGTACAGTTTATATGGCTGACTATTCAAATCTAGGTGGTGGTGTAAGGAATCAAGGTGATACAATTACCGATGCTGATATTATTGAATCTTACGAACTTTATGAAGACCCAGAAATTGTCGATGTTAATATCTTTATTGATGCCGATAAATCTGATACTGTCAAAAGTTGTTTAATAACAATCTGCGAATCTCGTAAAGATGCAATGGCAGTTCTTGATGTTCCATATGCAACAGTTGTAAATAACAAAGGAAATGAAACATCAGATGCAATAGATTATAGAAATGGATTATATGTAGGTCGTAGCTTAAATGTAAATACAAGTTACGCTGCTCTATATTCAAATTGGTTGGATATTTATGATAAATGGAATGCTGTGTATAGATGGATTCCTTCATCGGGACATGCGGCAGGAATCTTTGCTAACACAGATGATGTAGCAGAAGCATGGTTCGCTCCAGCAGGTTTGAATAGAGGTATTCTACAAAGTATAAGAAAACTTGCATACAATCCGGTACAAGGAGAGCGTGATCTTCTATACAAAAATGGATTGAATCCAATTGTATCCTTTGCTGGCCAAGGTAAAGTAATTTATGGTCAAAAAGATCTATTACAGAAAAACTCAGCATTCAATAGAATCAATGTAAGAAGATTATTTATAATTATTGGAAAAGCTGTATCTACAGCTCTACAATATTTCTTATTTGAACCGAATGATGTTTTTACAAGGTTACAGATTATAAATATGATTGATCCATTCTTGAGGGATGTCAAAGCTCGTAGGGGTATTTTTGACTACTTGATTGTTTGTGATGATAGAAACAATACACCAGAAAGAATTGACAGAAATGAATTATGGTGTGATATTTATATTAAACCTACAAA